GCCTCTGTTACGACTTCAATCTTATCGGATACTTCTTCTGTTGCTTTATCTTCTGCCGGTGTGGTGCTATTCATATGTCTAAAACTATCTCAACGCAATAGAATTTAACTATTGCATTGGCTGCGCAGGCTGAGTCAAACGATCAGCAAGCGCAAAGATACGGTCCTGATCGGTTGTGCTGACCTTGGAAAGCGTCTCAGTTGTCTTGGCGCGTGCCTCTTCAGCTTTAGCAACAGCAAGAATACTGTCTGCTTGCGCTTTAGAAGCCCGTGCAATGGCTTCTTCACTCGCAGCCTGCAAGTACTGCGCCTGCGGGTCAGGCTGGGCATTCTGAGCCGCTATAGCCATTTCCTGCGCCTCTGCCTCTGTAGGCTTGAGAACTCCCATCATGAGAAGCTTCTTACGGAAGTAGTCGCGAACATCACTGATCCCTTCGCCTTCCATGTTAAGCATAGCCATAGCAGAGAGCACCTGAGTCATCTCAGGGTCTTGAGTCATGGTCATCATGTCGGTTAGCGCCCGTACAGTAGCGAGCCGCTTAGTGGAGCTGGCAGGGCCAACAGTGACGACAACATCGTATTCGGCAGACGACATGTCGTTTTCGTACTCGATCTCGCCTTCTTCATTGACGACTGGCTTCATTAGCTCGATTGGCTCCATCTTGCCAGACTCGTGAACGGTCTTCATCTTGCGGCCTTCTTCGATGAAAATGTCACGAGCGATAGACAGCCAGATTTCGCCACAACGCTTCACAGCCTTTGCCATGTTAGACATGTAGATGAAGGTCTGCATGTCAAGCCGCTGCTGGACGAGTTCAACGGTCTTGCCAGAGAGATGACTCACCATCTTGTCTCCCTGCCCTGGGGAGCCGAGGATCTCTTGCATGTCTACTTCAGTCAACTGAAGGAGAGCAGCCATAGAGGGCGGCAGAGCGGGAGGCTTAGTGTAGGCCACGGGACCAGCCGCCATGGGGTTGCCATTGGCGTCGGTAAGCGTGTTGATGAGCAGGTAAGGGTAGTTCTTGAGGTTATCCTCTGCCCACATCAACTGGTGTCCCGCCACCTGTTCAGGGACGAGGATCGGCTTCTCCATCGCAGAGAGCGCACTGATCTCGCCCAGCTTGGAAAGCTGCATGTTCTTAAGGCGCTGGGCGTCCTTTGCCAGCCTGACGTGCCCCATGCAACGCTCGACGTTGTCTACGAACCAACGCTTCCCGTACACGGGGATGATGGGGATGTTCTTGCCGGCGATGTACCCACAGTCTTCAAGGATCTTTGCCCCTGACATGATGTACTTACGCACCTTGCGCGTCTTAACCTTCTTGCGCCGGACTTCTTTCCAGCCAGTGGCAAGCATTTCCTCTTCCTTGTACAGTTCTTCCGGCCGGAGCGACTCTTCTTCGCCATTGAAGTCCTTGTAGATACGAATCTGCTCAGAAACTTCCTCCACCTTGTAGTACTCAGCGACGTAGACAACAGAGGGTGTATACCAGTCAAACTGGGAGCGCGTAATCGTCTTGGGCCAGGTCGCGGGGTCATCGTCGTACTCAGCCTTGTAGGCTTCACGAGTCATGCTGGTGAGCACAAAGCACCGCTTGGCATCTGCCTTATCCTGCCGCTTGGCGCCTAGGTCGAAGTAGACACTTGTATCAGCGTCGAAGATTGGCTCAATACAGACACGCTGCTTGTCGTCCTCCGGGTCTTCTTCGTTCTGGTACTCAGTCCTCAGCCTCCAAGCCCCGAAACCACCCATAACAGCCTCTTCAAAGGCATTGTCGTAGGCTTCCTCTGCCCCTGAGTCCTGCTCATCTGCCCTGTAAAGACCGGCACAAGTGTCAGCGAGTTTGTCGTACTCTTCTCCTTCTTTGGAAGAGAAGTTCACTGTGATCCGATTATTACGATACTCGTTGATGATCCGAAGCACCGCCATGTGGATCTTGTTTACCTCGAACCTAGGCTTGTTCTCAAACTGATCGCCAAGAGGGCCTTCCCATTGTGCGCCTGCCAGCGAGCAAAACCTACGGTCACCAAGGCAGTTCATGCGCTCTTGATACATCGCACCTTGGATCTGGTCGAACTCTGCCCTCGCAGCTTGGTGGATTAGGGAAAGTTTATCTTCGTTCATCTCTTGAAAAAGTTAATCACTGGCATCACAAAAGAGCTATTCTTCTTTGTACCATACTTAGACGGAATAGCAGCCCTACTCAAGCCACTTACTACCAAATACCGTGTTGCGTCCATCAAATGGTCATTATCTTTTACAACACGCCCCTTTTCATCTCTGCGATAAAGGCGAAATTCCGATAGCCAGTTGCGAAGATTTGGGAAAACACGAAGCTTGCCGGCTGACATCGTCTGCCAAACCGTGTACAGCCCGCTCTCGACGGCGTTGTTCGCCAAAGTTATGTCGAGACCGTGCCTGCGATACATGCCAAGAAGCTGCTGCCCGTCAGTCTGCGCTCGACCGCGACTGGCTGGATCAATTACCCCCGGCATCTCGCCACGGGCTTTGATCGCTTCAGCGTGCAAAATCGGCTCTGCTTGGCCGCGATAATACTCTGAGTACAGATACGTCACTTCTGTATCCGGGTTAGTAGCGCCCCAGACGACAGCAGTCCTGTTCCAGCCTACGTCCATGCCGTAGCACCTCCTCCAGTGCTCAGGGATAGCAAACTCTTCACAAATGAGTTCACTCTCTGGCACAGGATAAATGGCCCCTGCTCCAAGCTGTGGGACGCCTTTAGAACGAGCGTCCCTTTGGAAGGGTGGAATAGACGCCCAAAGCTCGTCCTTCTGTTGTTTAGTCAGGTGCGGGACATCGTCCCACGTCGCCATGCCAACGTACTTACTCCCTGAAGCCTGCTCTTGGACTTCACCATTGGGCATAAACGACATGACTGTCTCACTCATCCCCATAAGAGGCGTGAAGGTGAGCATCGTCATCCCGTTGTTGGTCATCGTTCTAAGCAGACACTCTGTGTAGACATCCAGAGGCGGCTCTTCGTCCAACCAGATCACATCCTGTTCAGAGCCCTGAAACGCTTCCCGGCGCTGATCGTAGGACTTGAATGTAAGGCGAGACTCTCCACCTGAGGCATGGCGAACAGTAATGACTTCAATAGCTTCTGCTACGCCGGCCTTGGCAGTAGTCTTGATGAGATCAGCCTTAGGAATGAGTCCTGTGCCAAACTCCCCAGGCGGCCCAAGTAACTTCATCTGAAGAATGTCACGAGTCGTCTTGCCGGTGTCCCCCGCTGCCCAGGCACTAATGGGTTGGTCAAACTTCCTGCCCTTCCACCAAGCGGGATACCTGCCAGTCATATGCAGCACCATCTCGTACCCGCCGATACTCTCAGTCTTGCCGATACGGTTGGCAGCCATCATAAGGCGCTCACGATACCGTGCCCCAGCCTCGAAGTAAGCGATGTGCTTGGGATACAGTTCACGCCGGTACTCGCCAGTGTCAGGAAAGTAAGTACCGATCTTACGCTCCTTCCGGCGCCTTAGAGACTCTTCAAGCAAGAGAGTTAGCTCTAGGTTCTTGTCGAGATTGTCGAGAAGATCACTCATACAAAGAGAAAAACCCGGACACCATCACACGATGGGCCGGGTTCCGTTTTCCGTTTCCCCAGCCAAACCCCCGGGTTGACTGGTTGGCCTGTAGGTTGAAAGATCTCCGAGAATCGTGCAAGTATTTTTCATACTTTCATCACTAAAACTTTGTACTCGACTCCATCGTCTGGGCCGCCTTCCAGCTCGAAGGTGAACTCTTCGTAGTCCATGTCTCGTTCGATCGAGTCCATCAAAAGCGAGTAAGCCAGGTCAGCGGCTTTCTGAGGTGGGGTAGCTGGTTCTAGTTCCATGAAATTGGTCTGCGTGTTTGTCAGATGCGCAGCCCCTGGTCTGTCTCTCCAGACTGTCACGCCTCTAAGAGGTGCGTTCCCCACGACTCACACGTCAATCGCTGACGAAGCTGTCTCTCCAGCTAGTCACACCACTTGCATCGCCGCAGGTGTCGCTGTCTATGGCCGTCTCTCCGGTTGTCACACCACTCAACCAAACGGGCCTAAGCTAACGGTTGGTGCTGTCCGGCATGGAGCCAGAGGCAGGTGTCGCGGAAGTAGTGGCCCGCCGGTTTGAGGATGCTTGCGCACTAGCCTTGGCGGGCTCTAGAGAAAACTAAGCAGCGGCACTAGGGTCCAAGACTACGGTGGCCGGGTCGTCCAGAATAGCCTGAAGCTCTTGGGGGATGACGGGGGTAGCCTCTGGGGTGATGCCGGCCTCTGGGGTGAGTGCCACTAGAAAGGCGTCTACACTGGCCTTGATAGCCTTGAGCGCCTCACGCTGCTCTTCGACCTTAGCCTCCAGCGTAACCCTGCTCCTGCGCACAGCCTTCTCTTGCCGAGTCTTTACAGACTCAACCATCCAGGCTGCCTTAAGGGCTGCACTAACGGATTTCTTTAATGCACTAATCTGGGGATTAGTTTCTTTGCGAGTACGAGGCTTACGGGTCTTAATGAGTGTTTCCATAACTCTGGGAGAGATAGCATGAAGAGAGGTTTGTGCAACTGGAAAAAAGAGGGAGAGGGGGGAGACTCCCCCGAAAAGGGGGAGGGCACTTGGGGTGACTAGGGGGGAGAGTGATGGGGGTCTTAGCACTGATCTTAGCTGTAAGAGGATTTGCTAAGGTTGAGGTTGTGACGAAGGGCGGCTGTGTAGGGACCTCGACTTTCTTTTCTATAGCAGCGGACCTGGGGGTGACGACCCCCCCTGACCACAACCTGTAGTGGTTACCCTACCCTGACACCACAACCTGTAGTGGTCACCTAGTCCAGACCATTACAGACCGACCCCGACCCCGACCACCAGCGGTCCAGCGGTCCAGCTATACTCCACCGCATCAGTAGGACATGCATCAGCGTAAGTCCCTGATAATCAGGCAAACGTACTCTACATGATATACGTTGTGTGACGTTATAGACTCTCACCCTCTGTCTGCCCCTGTACCGGCTCCACTACCTCGGCCGCTACCTCGAGCACTGGCGCGCTGGTCAGGCTATCAGGCGGGGCCATTAGACCCGCCCGTTGAGCATCCGCGAGTGCCCTAGCCGTACGAGCTTCCAGTTGTGCGTCTGTTAGTTCGGTCAAGGCTGCCAGTAATGGCGAGCCGTCTGCGTTGGCTAGTTTGGTGGGCAGGAGTTTGCTGAGTAGTGCGCAAAACGTGCGAGGATCGGACCGGCCAACGTGTACCAGATAGCTTGTGCCGCCGAGCTCGGTAAACGCGTTTTGTATCGCGTCTTTGAGCGCCAAAGTGTGCTTATTCGGGAGCCCCTTCGGTCTGCCCGGTCCTGCTTCCGTGAATGCCATATGATCTAGTTTTCTCTTAGTTTTCTTAACTTGGCAACCTTCGCCTCCCCCTCTCCCCGCATTACACAACTCCTACGCATACCCATACTTACACAAACTAAGCGCACCTACAACCAGCCTGTTACTCTGTAACTATACGCTTTTTCAACGCTTTGAGCTATCGTTTTCGCAGAAAGGCCCCTTCTGATGCCCTTACTCATAAAAAACGTATCACGATAGCCGAGCCTCACACCCCCCCCTAGAATTGCCAGCTAAGCGCCTTAAACAGCCAAAAAAATATTTCAGCTAACGTGCAAATCTTTTGTTGTCTCTCTACGCTTCTTCTACGTAGCTTTGACCCATGCAAAAGAACCCCGCCCTCCCCGTCCTGTCCGAAACAATCTCCCCCGCCGATACCATCGGTTTCTTCGAAGGCGTCAAGCTTGTCGGAATGGAAAACGTCCGCATGACAGTCTCCTACGCTGTACAGCGTAAACACTTCGGAAAGATTATCTTCGGCAAGAAAACTGTAATCGTTAACGAGATCGGACAGATCTACGTTGTCTGGTCAACAGGTTATAACAAAACCTCTTACGATTGTTGCTTTTACGCTTACAACGCTGGCGAAAACATCATCTCTCTGGTTCCTGAGATTCATTGGGCAAAGTTTTCCAAATCAGTAGCTTAATCCCCACGTACTCAACCCCCTGCCAGTCTCCCCTCTCCCCCTACATAAAAAAAGCGCACAATCTTCTTGCCCTTTCTTTGTCCCGTGCGCATATTCAACGCATGCTCACACGCATCCTCTCCACTCTTAACACTGTCTTCTCTGTCTTGGCTTACACAGCCCTAGCTTTTCCCTTTGCCCTTATTGCTGGCCTCACAGCCTACGGCTTGGCCAAGTATACTCTCCACCTTTTCTAACCCAAACCAACCCAAACCAAACCAAACCAAACCAAACCAACCCAAACCATGAACATCCTCCACACTCTCACAGTCTCCAACCACGTCACAGGCGAGCAATCAACCCGCCACATCATCCGGTCCCGCCGTCTCACCTATCGCGGTGCAGAGCGCATCCTACGCCGCAATGGCATGTCTGCCGATTGCTCTGTCGTCCGTTTGGAAACAGCTATTTACGCATAACCCTCCCCACAGCTCCCACAAAATAAACCAAATCCCCAAAATGACTACTATCTACTCCAACAAATCAGAAGCACAGAACCTTATCGCCATGTCTGTAAAGTACATCGGACCAACGGACTACAGAGGCTCGCGCATCAAAATGAGTCTCCCCCGCTTTGAAGAGTCTCTAACTATCTCTTACGATTACGACGCTAAAGACGCGGAAGACGGCGCTGTTAAGTTCTTGGAAAACAGTGGCTTGTTCCCTGTTGCCCGCGCTTGTGGCGCCGATCATGTCGCGATCCTTTTGTTCTCCTTTGACAGCACAGACGCGCTTCTGTCCCTTTTCCGCAAGTAACACTCTCCCAACAATGAACACACCCAAACACTCCCTGTTAATCCGCTTGGCATGTCTCGCCCTTTTTGCGCTGGACTGTCTCACCCTCACCCTTTACCCATCGGCATTTTCCGCCCTTGTCCTATGGCTCTGCGCATCCGCTGCGCTGGTCGTCGCCATTGCACCCATCAAATCCAAGTTTGCCAAATGAGCGCCAAACTAATCCGCCGGGGCGATGTCTGGATTGTGCGCGCCCTGATTGACCACAAGTTTTTTGAAGCCTCTCATGCTCGATCCTGGGCGAAACAAAACGGCCTGAAATTGACCAGGGCAAAACACGAGGACCTGAGGTGGGTTCATGGAAAACTGACCTGACCTAGCAAACATAACAACACGCGACGCCGAACAAGGGCGCCTTCCCACACCGGGAGGGCGCCCTTTCTTGTTTTCACGCCCCCGGTCGCACCCCTTTCCACCCCTTCGCACCCCTTTCCCTATACGCTCCCCAGAACGTACAGAATGCCCTTTTAAAAGCCTCTTCCCCTCATTCTGCTATGGCGACACTGCCAACAAACAAAGCACCATCAGAACAGCCCTTCCTGAGTCTAGAATGGCAGGCTCCAAAGGGCTGGAATGACCCTAAAGACACCCCTAGGTCACCCTAGTGACCCCTCAAAACAGCCTGTTTCCGTAGCCAAAATCCTAAAATCCAAAATCGGTAAAACCATTTCTCAAAAGTCAATTTACTCGGAAAAAGGGGACCCGCCTGGCTCGTGCCCAGAGCTGGCCGGCCTGGATCATATCGGTGCCTTCACCGATATGGTTCACCGGACAATCTCACCCGCCTAGGAAGATTCTCCTAAAGAACCCAGTTTCCTTTGCCGAATCCTTAAATCGGAAATTGGAAAAACCATTTCTCAAAACTGAAATTACTCCCAAAAAGGGGACCCATCCCATGAGCACATCCCGCTACTCCAAGCCTGACATAACTTCACCCTCCAACACAGACGACTACCCAGAACCTCATATGAAACTACACTTCCCAGAAGACAAGGTCTTCACCGTCAAATGGACTCCAGTCAGGCTGGTCTCTATTGCCGCCCTGCTCTTTATCGACATCCTGGCAATCATTGGTAGCTACGACATCGTTGATGCCATTGCCCTAGTCCTCCTTGTCTTAGTCAACCTCTGGGCCCTTAACTACGCACGCTAATATGAGCTTGATGAACGGCCACCCGTACTATTCTGGACCCACAAGACACACTCGCTGCCTTGGAGACAGATTCATTGACCAAACTGTTCCTGCTGCACCAAAGGGAATGGAAGAGATGCCCTTCCTTGTCGCCAGAGCCATTGCTGCTGGGCTGATTAAATTACCAGAGAAGCAAGAAGAACCAGAACCAGAGCCCAAGAATTCAGATGGCTCGACTCGTAAGCAGCGTGTTGCGGACTGGCAAAAGATCACCTGTATCAGGTGTAAAGAGCCGTTTATCAGGATGGCCATGAAGTACGACACCTGTACAGAGTGCCGGCTTGAGAAGTCGTGCACTGTGTGTGGCAACATGTTTAAGGCCAAAGAGCGGTGGCTTAAGTGCTGTTCTGACGCATGTGTGCGGAAGTCGTTTAAGAAGCCAGTCAAGCTTAGGCCAGTACATAGCTGCACAGTGTGTGGCTCTCAGTTTGAAGCCAGGATGTCTGGTGCTGGTTGGGCCAAGACCTGCAATGCTGAATGCGCTAGGACGGCAAGAGACAATCATCACGCCGAAAGGCGAGCATTGCGATTGGGTGCCAAGGGGACTAAACAGTAGTCGTCCCCCTAAGCAAAGAGGGCGCTCCAGTCTCCCGGGGCGCCCTCTTTTTGTGTCTTGATTTCTGAACGGTTACTGTTCGATTTTCGGCTCAATCAGGTCCAGGTCTTCTTGAGTCCAACCTTCTCGACGCATCTGTGTTTCCAGCGCCTCGACTCGTCTTAGTGCAGCTCGAAGCTGGCGCTGAGTCCCTGCAACCTTTGCGCCCAAAATATCGAGCGCGATCTCGTGATGGAATCTTTCTTCAGGCTTGATGCTCATTCCAGTGCCTCCCTTGCTATTTTCTGCATCCAGTCTGCTCGGCTGTATATTCCCGGTTCTGATCCCGGCCAGTCGCATTCTTTGATTTGCTTGAGTGCAGTTTCCAATCTGTAAACTTGCTCGGTCTTAACGTCTAGCAGCCACTCCAGTGACTTGATCCTGTGCAGCAGAATCTGTTCGCCTGCTTCGTTCATTCCTGCCTCCCTTCAATCTCAGCGATCTCATCCTGGATCTCCTCAATCTCCTGCTCCAGCCTTGACGCAATTGGTCTGAGGCTTGTCAGGTCATCAATCACTGACATGGCCCGGTGCAGTAGCTCCCAGACAGCATCGAGTTCTTCCTTGTTTTTCATTCGTGTTCAATTCGTGTTCAATTCGTGTTCAATTCCGTGTTTTTATCGTGTTCAATTAGCCACTGCTCAAAAGCCTTCCATACGGCTTTGTTTGGATTCTGGCAACTTCTCTCACTCCCGTCTTTCTTGAGCCATAAGGGCCCTAGGCGCCTATCGTAGTCAAATCGCCACACTTTGCCGTTCACGGTAATTTCTTGATCGGAAAAATCAGAAAACGTGATGATGGTGTTTTCGTCCCAACGGATTGATTTCACTTCTGCACCTCCCGCTTAAGAATGTCTACGGCCACTGCAAGCTGACTCCATGTCAGTAAACTCTGCCTGTTTCGCACTTGAGGTTGCCCAATCCTGAGCAACTCTGCCGCTGTCTCCACTGCAATGGTGAGAGCCTCTTTTAGGTCAGCAATCTCATCATCGAGTTGCGCCCTAGTTTTCATATCGTTGGCTGTGGTCATATTAGTCGAGTGGGTTAGGCACCTTCACGGGGCTGCCAAGGGCCTCTATTGGCAGTTTAGTTAGCTGTTCAAAAGCATGATGCAGGTCTCTGCGATCATTCATAAACTGAGATTGCGTTCCCCAGTACAAGTTCACGCTGGTCGCGTCAACGTGGTCGAGGAGGCAGATTGCTGCCCTGAGGTGACCTTCGAGTTCGTTGGCTCGTTGAGCCAGCCGGCTAATGGTGCGTTTAAGCACTGCAATCTCCTCAGGGATGATTACGTCCCTGATGAGCGAGTTGGTGTGGTGTGTCGTTGTCATCAAAGTTGGTATCGGCTTGGGTCGGCTTGGACTTTAGGAAAAGTTTTCAGCCTCTGCTTGCCTGCGCTGTTCCGCAATCGCCTCGTCAGCCTCAGCAGCAATTGCACGCATCATCACCATGTACGCCCTGTCACGCTCTGGCAGGTGCGAAAAGTCGTGGATAATCTCCGGGTTCTTTCGTGGACCACTGCCGCCCGTCAGGGGCGGGCAAGTGGGCTGCGGTTCTGCTTTCTTTAATACAACGGCGGGGGCTTGAGGCCCCGCCTTGTATTTGTTCTTTTTCTTATTAAGGTGGGACTTATAGTCCTTCGGTGGTAGGGACTCACAGTCCTTCGGCAATGTGGACTTATAGTCCCTACGTTGGGACTCACAGTCCCTACTAATCGAGGTCAAAAAAAAGGCGTTACGGGTGTTCCTGTTGCTTCCGTTTGCGCCAGAAAAGATCCTGACAAGGCCGGCCTTTTGCAGGTCGCCCAAGCACCTCTGGATCGTCTTCGTTGAGCACTTCAAGTACTCTGCGAGCTGCTCGTAACTGGCAGCAAACCTCCGTTTGTGGTCAGTCGCTGCTGCGCTCTGGAAGTGGGTAAGGGCGCAGTAAACTGAGTGATGGTTGATGCCTAGCTGGCCTGCCTGGGCAGCAGCATCTCGTGCTTGCCAGCCCCATGGGCCTTCTTCTCTTGGGTTCTCAGAACGTGGATTCATTTCTCGCAACTATAGACTGTTTCTTGCAATTTCAACTTTGGTAGCGCATCTGTCGTGAAGCTACGGTCAATGAAGCGCACTCTGTTGGTGGGCTGGATCGTTAGCCGGCCACAATCGAGCTGCACAAAGATAAACTCCTTGTCCTGATCCGGGCTGTCAGACCAGCCGTCGTGCATGTGAGCAGTCGAAAAAAGGTATTGCCCATGCGAAATTACGTCGGTTTTTAGCCTTACACTCACCTCCATTCCACGCATAATCGGGTTTTGGAGCACTGCAAAATGGTAGCTGTAGCAGTCCCAAAGCTGGGCATTACTGATGTTCCATTCCTGCTTCGGACCTGCTGTGAATGAGACAGCATGAGGCGGGATGTTCCTGTACAAGGCGCCCCCGTCTCGCAAGATGACATTGATGCCCCATGCCCGCCCGGGAATAGATGTCAGGCCCACCCACATGGCTTCTACGAGGCCACAGGGCTCTTCATGAGTGTACTGACTGTCCACCCATATGTAGCGGTGTGTTGGTAGTGCTCCGATCTTTGTGTAGTTCATCGTCTTCTTTTTGATTTCTCTTCGTCACTTTCGATAATTGGTTTTAAGCATTGCTGCCAAATCATGCCGTGTTTCTCAGGAGTAGGGCTGTGGCGAATGTAGATCTTTGAAGTGGGAATCCCTTTCTCAAAGCACCTGATGTCGGAGCGCAATCTGCGTTTAGTCATCGTCAGACTACACGTCAAAGGGTCTTTATCAGGCGTCTCAACCCGCTGCAACGTGATGACCTCACGCGCCCAGTTAGTCAATGCACTCGATCCAAAGCCTGCATAAGCTAGGTCTGAGTCCGTCTTTGGACCGTTCTCTCTTGGCTTTGGAAGGTGATGAATGACTGCCAAAAGTACACCTGTCTTAGTGCTGATCCTGTTGAGTTCGTTACAGAACTTCGTCACTACTGCTTGGTCACTGATGTCATCTCCCAAGTAGCACATCAGTGGGTCAATCCACACGATGTCTGGCTGATGCTTGATGACAAGAGTCTCTAGCACCCTGATGAAATCCTGTCCTGAATGGACGTTGTCCCGATAAAAGACAAGCCTCTCATTCAGTAGCTGCCGCTCAGTCTCTCCACATTGGTGCTTCCCATACTTGCAAAAGACAGATTGCAAGATCTCAGCCTGATCGCCCTGGTCGTTCTCGGCTTGAAGGATCAGACTCTTTAGTGGCTTGACCGGCGTGAGCCCAAAGGTGAGCACATGTGAGAAAGCACCAATCCCGTGGAGCGCCCAGCCTATTGCCAACTGCATCGTCAAGCTGGACTTCCCGATACCAGACTGAGCATTAATGAGCACACTCCCGCCCTTACACAGCCAGCGGTTGCCGATCAGTGTGTTGCTATCGTTCTCTGTATCATAGGCCAATAGGTCATTGAACGTAGACTGTACTATAGAACCCAGCCCACGTTCAGCATTGGCCGCCAGCGTTGCCACGCTCAGGCCCGCGACAACCTCTTCTGTGGCTTCTCCGGCCGAGATGGCCTTAGTAGCCTTCAGGACAGCAGAGAGCAATTCCCTGCGCCGGGCTGCGTCTTGAACCAGTTCGCACCAGCTCGGTAGCGGTTCAAGAGAGGGCATTGCCGTTGCAAGCTCTGTGAGGAGCGCATACGCAATACCCTTCTTCGCTAAGTGCGTTGCCAGACCAATGGGGTCAAGGCTCAGGCCAGAACGTACGCCTTCCTGTACGCCGGCGTAAATGGCGCCAAACTGTGGGTTATGAAAGTCGCTTTGGGTCAGCCCCTTTGCGACTAGGGTAGGCAGTGCCGTATGAGGTGCAAATAACAGGCACCCCAGCACCGCCCGCTCGGCTTGCTCAGCCTGCGGGATGGTTAGGTCTCTCATCGTTTAGAGAGTCGCCTCTAATTCTCGCTGCATCCGCGCCGCACTCGAAAGCGGTTTCGCTTCCAGAGTCCCCTGAAAAATCTGCACTGCCTTAGCCAGTGTCATCACCTCCAGCTTACCAACATTCAATCCTTCCTGCCCAGTCCTCTTAAAATCGTAATCCACCTTGAACAACTCCGCTGCAATCCTCTCTGCCTCCAACAAGTCTGCTTTCATCATGGCCTTGTCCCTGTAAAAATGTGCGTGATCGGATGCGCACCCCCCGATAAGTCACTTAGAACGGGATCTCGTCCCCGCTCACATCTGTCGCGTCAACTGGCAGCCACCTCTTGATTTCGAGGTATGCTTTGCCTGTCTTCTCGCTGATCTTCTCGCCGGGGGCAAGCTCTACCTTTGCGACCTTGCCTACGCAGTCGTCGATTTCGATAGCCAGCGCTTTGCCGTCTACAACTTTCAGACCGATAGCTTCAGCAAAGTCAGCCAGGTTGCGCGAGTTCTTCGTTGTGAAGACTACCCAACTGTTGAATTTGAGAGGTCCAACTGCGACCTCCAGCTTCAACATGTCGTTGCCGGCTTTAGAGATAGCCTCGACTGCGTCTGTGATCTTGGCAAGGTGGATACCTGCTTCGATTGCTTGTTTCTGTTCACCTAGTTCGATTTTTACGGATGGCATGGTTTTGTTGGTTTGGGGTTAAATTCCGAAAGCGGCAAAGAACCTCTCTGGGAAAGCTACAGCCTGCATGGCAATGTCTGCGGGAATGTCAAGGTACGTCTCGCCTTCCTTGATCCAGTTCTTCTTAAGTGCTCCTTCAGTGACCTTGTCGCGTTGAGCCTTAGTTTTGTCGGCCAGCAAACGCTGCATCGGGTTGATGCGTTCGATCTTCTCAGGAACCGGCTGTGCTTCAGCTTGAATCTGAAGCGGCTCTGGTTCAGTAACTGACTGCACTGGTGTGAACTCGCCCACTTCCTCAGGGGCGTAGAGACCAGACAGGACGCCGGGAAAGATGCCTCGGACTGCTTCAGAAATACAGCGGGCCTTGAGCATCTGCCGTGGGAACTTCTTCCACGTTGGATTACCAGTCAGGCCGGCGCGAGTAGCGTCCTGCATTGTCCAAGACACTTTTAGGCTGCCACCCTGGGGATGCGAGAATGTGCCACTGACTGCCTCGTGAGTGTACTCGTGCCAGTCCACCTTGCCGCCGGCCTGCTGAAATCGTGCAAGCATGGCTTCACTTTTCAAGGATGGCTTGCCGTTGATGATGTGGTAGTCGCGGGCTGCCTCGGCGGGATGGCGCCCTTCAGCTTGGCACAGTAGGCCAAGAGCAAGAGCTTGAGCCGGCGTCTGAATGCCGAAGAGTTTGGATTCTGCGATGGCTTTTGCCATCAGGGATATTTGGTCAATGGGGATTAGTTGCATTTGGTTTTCATTTTTAGCCCAGCCTCAAGGATGAGGAGAGCGTCTGCGGTTTTTAGGGTGACTGACAGGTTTGGGTAGAGCGCCTGAGCGCGTCCTTTGAGATGAGCTTTCCAGCGGTTGCCATGGGTCTTCTTCTCGCCCAAGCCAAGGATGGACTGCCACTTCTTGGGAGGCAGGTACTCGATCCGCGCACAGTGAGCGGCCAGCATTCCTTCAATGCGTCCGTAGTTGCGGAACATTGTTGCCATACTGCTGCCGGACATTTTCCCCGCAAATTTGGGCAGTTCTTCGAGAAACACGGTGACAATGCCTCTGCACAAAATGCGCAACTGGTGCTCAAGGTCGTGCAATGTTGTCGGCATTGGCAGCGCATGAACACTGCCGTCAGTGTCAACGTAGGCAATTCCGCCTCCTACACCTGGGTCGATTGCAATGTAGTTTTGGGTCACGCCCACACCTCCCAGTCACCAGTAAGGATGTCCTCTAATCGCAATTCATATACGTGAGCAACTTGAGATTTTTCGTGATCAAAGGTGCATTTACCTTTTTTATCCCAACTGGGGCGACGAATATACTTTGTATCGCTGCGCTTCAATTCACTGAATGCAAATTCAATGCTGCAATTTTTGTATCGAATTGATGGCCCTGGTGGCTCTCCTTGCCAGTCGTTCTCCAAAAGTTCTAACCACCCAATTATGGTGTTCCCGCCGCGCTTGGAACTGCAAGCCATCATTCCCCAACTTTTGCGCCGTACCTGCCAGCCAGCATCAATCTTATCCAGCAATTCGTTTCTTGGTATGTCTTGCATGATTATTTAGAAGCTACGAGTGGAGCCTTTCCAACCTTACGAGACACAATGTAAGCAGGCATCTCGTGACCTGACACACTCCAGAGTTGTTCAGCTTTCTTCGCTGACAGTGAGCCAAAGGCTGCGATGGCATTGCCTGCGCCAATTAGTCCTTCCTCGACTGCCTTGGCTACATACTCGCTGCTAACAAACTCAGTCGCACGAGGCTTCTGTAACCTCCAGCCGGGCACCTTCACGCCAGCTTCAAGCAGCCCGTGAGCCTTCTCCTTGGCTGCGTCCCTAAAGTCTTCCAGAGTCTGGCAAGCTGCAAGGAACTGTCCCAGCCGGTCAGGATCGTTGAGGAGCGAGAGAAAGGCTTCGTCCTGCACAGTAGGAGCCAAACCAGCCACAGTGACCAGTGCAGAGTCCTTGGATGCCACACGAGCAGGGCAAGTCAGGCTCTTGGCACACCAGTTGCAGTAATCGTTTTGAACGGGAGCCGTCCCTACGTTGTCCAAGATGCGCTGTACAGTCTCTTTGGCACTGGTGTACGTCCAGTGCTGAGTCACAACCTGCCTTTGGTCGCAAAACAGCAAGTGAGTCGTCCACTCCTGCTCAAAGTGAGTCTCCATCAGGCCCAAAGCATAGGCTGCCATCTGGCCGGTGTAGTCGTAAACCTGGCCTGACTTAAGGTCGATCAGCCACTTGCCACGGACAGCAACGCCGTCAGCAGTGCCCTTGTGCTCAAGACCACTGGTCTGGATGCGGCATTCAGACTCGCTAGTGGTCAGGCCATCAGCTCCACCGCCAAGTTGTACACACTGATTCAGTGCCCAGCGCACTGCTGCTGCGTCGTCGTCACTGAGTTCACGAGGCAGTTCGCCGGTGACCCAGGCGTCACGGAATACGCCATCCAGCATTGTGCCACGGGAGGCTGCGCTACTGTTGCCTGCTGTACCTTCGTACTGCCCACAGAGGGCCAGCTTAGGGAGTGAGGAGTGTCTAATTTTCATATTTCAAATGGTCCTCAATCTTAAGGTTGAGCTTGTTTGCCTTGGCAACTGCGATGAGTTCCAAGAACCTGTTCATCGGGATGACCCGGTGATACAGCCAGTTGTCGATTGTGCGGTGACTCAGTTCGATCTGTGCCGCACTGAGCTTCTTGTAAAGCTCGCCTCGGCCACCGAAGAACTGAACCACACTGCTCACATTGAGCGTAGGTGTTTTCATTGCGAGACAATGCGTATTGTACGCAGATCAGACGCGCAACAAAAAACGTAATCTTTTTTCAGCCCCTAACGTAAATGCCTTTGTTTCATGAGGAAGCACCCCTGCACCCCGTCGCAGGTTCTCCCTGCGCACCATCCGGCAAATCGTTATTCTCCAGCAGGCACAAGCCCAGACTCGAACAGGTCGGCTTCTTTTTCCCTGCGGTTTCTAAGCCCCTGAAGGTCAGGCCACAAACGCTTCATCTCGCGGATTTGCTTGGGAACCTCTTTGAGATTGCCAGTACGCAGAAGTGCTTGGATATTAGCCATCTCTCTGCGGCGCTCACCACTAAGGCTAGTTCCACGGTTGAAAACCAAGCCAACAAGAGCAGCGGCACAGTCTCCGGGCAACTCTACAGCCTGTGGATAGATCCTGAGAGTGCGCATGTACCACACAGGTAGAGTCACATTCTCAAACACAGAAAGTGCTGATTCCCAAGGAATCACTAGGTGCTTAACGTGTGGCAATACGTCACTGGCGGCTTCCCCCTTGCGGCCAGACACACTGACAAGCAGAGCCAGTGTAGCTGCATTCAAGTGAGGCGACCATGCCCGGCTCGTGTCAGTAGCAGAGGTGTGGCCCAAGTCCCAGCCTACACCAATCGTCACACCGGACTGTGCGCCAGGCCAGATTGGGTGGATCTTGTAATAAGCCTGCCCACTGGTTTCCCAGTTGATGATGGCCTGAATGCCTTTAGTCGATAGATTCGTCATCGTCGTCCTCTAGTATGTCCACAGGTTCTTCTGCCCACCGCATCGCCTGATACAGCCGGGCGAACAAGCTACCAGAGCCGGCCTCAAAGGTCGAGTAGCTGTCAGTGTCTGAGTCGTGAGCCAAGATCTGGACACAGTCAAAGTGCTCGCCCAAGTCAGCGGCGATCTTCTCCAAGTAAGCCTGCTTTTCTTCGATGGTCATAGCTTTCCAACGTAGTAGTGGGTGACTAGCAAATCCTTACCGTCTCGGGCTACAGAACGAAACTTCTTGATTGGCCACTTTTTACGCGCAACAAAATTCTCAGTTGCTGTTCGTTTTGAGCCAAGCATTTCCATCAACTGTGTAATGGTATACCAGCCTTCAGGAGCTGGCTCTCCCATCAATTCATACCTGAGCTGTTCGAGTAGGGTCTTTTTCATACTGGCAACCGAAAGTCGTTTGCCTGCGTCTCTTTTGCAAGCCACACAACGGTCTCTGTGTCGCAATACTCCCCCCAAGCGAATCCTCTTGACCAACTGGTCGTTGCCCTACGGTTTGCAGCGTATCCCATGGCATCCTTGTCCCCCAGCCACCCAACACAGTAGCCCGTAGGATGCGCCCTATTGCGCCCTTCAGCCTGCATGACCCTATGCAGGTGAGCGATGACAACTTTGGTCGTGTTGCCAGGGCCACAAACGGCCTCGGCGTGATCGCGCACGGCCTGCTCATTCACCATATACCCGTGCCCAAAGAGCGTGTCACCAAGCTGCCTCCAGCCGTTCTGGAAATTATAGTCGATCACCTCGCACCGCATACGTCTGGCCTGATCGGTGATCTGGCCCATCACGCGGCCCGCTAATGCAGCCACAATGGCCTTTGGTGATTCCATCAGCGTGTTCAGCCTAGCCTCGTGGTTTCCCAAGAAGTAGAGCTTGGGTTCAAGCTGGTGCAGGAAGGCCAGACCGTCTTGCAAGTCGCCTTCTGGATCGGCCGATTCATCTCGTGTTCCAGCGGCTCCAGCCCGAAGACAGGCTAAGTCTATAGCATCACCTAGATGAATTGTAGTGTGTGGCTTCCAACGTGACTTGAACGCCAGCACACGTTTTAGGAGCTGCTGGTCAGCGTGGTGACCGTGACTGCAGCCAACTGCGAGGAACCGTTTCCAGTTCCGGGTAATGTTAGCCATGGGCTATTTTCGTAAACTGCGTATCGTCTCGATGATCTTAAGCAGCGTGAAGACTGCTGCCAGTAGACAGCCGGCAACTCGAATCCACTGTTCAGCCTCAGATAACGAGAGCGCCAGAGCGCCCACGTTAGCAAGGTTTACTGTGGCCAAGTCAAATAGTGGCCGGCTATGCATGAGCAACGAAAGTTGTTCCTGGTCCTGGCACTGTGGGGAGTTTTCCGTTTGCATCGTAGATTCCAGAGTAAGGGTTGATCTTGTCTGGTGGCAAACCCACGCCGTCAGTGCCCGCTGGAGGGAGGACTCTTTTTACGTTTGCGAGGATTTGGAGTCCCGCTGGAGGCACTGCTCCTAGATACTTTTCTTGGAACGCCGGAATCACTGGGGTTGGTAGAATTGTCATATTTGTTAAATAGCTGCTTGCCTAAAAAGCCTACAAGAATGCCTGACACACCTGCGACAACAGCCCAAGTCCCTGGAGCAATTGAAGACGCAATCGCAAGCAGCATTGAGAGGTTGCCCGGCGTAATGGTCATTACCTACGCTCGTTGCGGATTACGTCAATGACGCCAAAAATGCTAACGATTACCGTAGTCAAAGCGCCACCTACACCACTCGAATACAGGCCAAATGCTGCGCCCATTTTAGCAAGACCCAGCCAAGTCGAAGGCTGGCGAACGTATGATTGGATAAGTGTCTTCATAGTCAGGAAATCCACGAGCGCAACCATGCCACAAAGACACAGACTAGGGAAGGGAGAATGAAATCAAGCAGGCCCTTGATGGTCCACGCACGAGGCTGTAGGCCGCCCCAGTAAGGCATGTTTCTACGAAATCCTCCGTAGTTGTGCTCGATGTTGCGGTATTCAGCTTGGGCGTATTCACGGCCGATGAAGTAGAACGAACCAGCAGCAGCACCAACCCACCAGTCACCGCTTACAAGGCCGATTATGGCTTGCAGTGCGAGGGCGATGACTGGGTGGGCGAAGTGGTTCATGCTATTAAGATGCTAGGCGCGTTTTGAGTGTGGAAATGTTGATTTCCTGAGCCGCAACATATCCATTGGAAATTTGATATTTTCCAGTTCCTCCGTTGTATGCGAGTCCAATTTGGTTTGCTCCGGCAGCGCCTGCTACGATTGTTGCGGCCCCAGATACCTTTGTAACTGTGCCAGCAAACACCAAAAACATTCCAAGGTCGCCAGTCGTGTTGCTATGAATCAGTACAAGCCCGGACCCAACGCCAAGCTGGTACGGAGTGCCATTTGCAATTGAGATTGCACCTTGTTTCGCACAATCAATGCCCCAGTCTACAGAGGGAACTGCGTTTGTCGTAATTGCAGTTCCAGCTCCAATGTTTGGATAGACTGTTTTGTTCGTTCCAGTGCCTCCGTCAAAAAGTGCGCCTGTTGTGTTCCCAAATAAATTATTATTTGAAACCACATAACTATTTGATGCGCCCGAAGCGATGTAAATTCCCCACTGAGAATTGCCAGCAAACTCACCAGTGTCTCCACAGGTGGAATTACTTATTTTGAAATCTGTCATGCCAGAAGCAACAGCAATTCCATTCCCGGTATTTCCACCAAACGAGCACCCAAAAACATTTATATTGGTAGCGTACTGTTCAATGTAAAGACCATCTCCAGATCCACCTGATGCACTTGTGTTTCCAGATGCTTGGACTGAAACAAAATCAACCTGCTGCACAGGGGCGGTTACAGTTCCAGAAACAAGTATTCCTCCTCTTGTGTTTGAACATGCCCAAACTTGAGAAAGTTTAACTAGATTTACAAACCCACCAGAAACAAAGACTCCGTACTTATTTCCAGAATCAAAATAACTGTCTGAAATAAACAACGCTTGGATTCTTGATGCTGTTCCATTTGGAATCAATTCAAGTCCATTCCCAGAATGCAATGTCGAGACATTTGAAATAACACCATTACCACAGGATGAAATGCTAATTCCTGCTAGTGATTGCAAAACCGAAGATTGACCTTTAATCGTAAGATTTTTTAACGTGATGTCAGTAGATCCTTGCGCGGCAGGCCCTCCTGTTGTCACTGAATCAATGACGATATTTTTGTTTGTATTATTTGCAAAAATACAATCAGAAACATTGAAGCCATTTGTGGCAATCCCAGTATGAGTAATCCCATTGTATCCATTTAAGAACTGACAGTTCTTAATTTGGATATAATAAACTCCACTGGATCTAATAAATTCTCCAGACGATCTAACTACAGAAGACTTAAAAATTATCGAATCAACTGTTGGGCCAGAATCAAAGGCCCACGAAGAAACGGTGGATAAATTCAAAATTGTTCCACTTGTAGTTGTAGAAAGCAAAACAGTGGCATTTTCTCCAACTAAACTTACTGGAGATTGAATCTGGATTTGACCTGTTACTTTGTAGGTTCCAGTTGGAAGATTAACAGTGCCTCCTGTTGCCACGCTATTGATAGCCGCCTGAATAGCCGCAGTATCATCAGTCACCCCGTCTCCCACTGCTCCAAACTCCAAGACTGAGACGATGCCGTTTAGCTTTGATGCGTTTTGAAAAGATTTGCTGCTCATAGGATTAGTTTGCGCTGCGTGACAATTCGTACCAGTTAGTGCCATCACAAATCAGTGTGAGCGTGTACGAAGCTGCACATGTCCATCCGCCGTTTAACTTAAGATTGTTTCCGTCAAACACAGAAAGCGTTGCGTTTCCAATGAATGTAAGGATACGCCCCTTGGCCCCTGAATTTGCATCAATGCTTGTAACATTGTTTGCGCCGGCAAGATAAACTGTATTCTCAGCAAGAGGAACACTCAGCACTCCAGATACATTTGCTGAGACAGTAGACATCATCTTGTCTGTCAAAATAGTTCCAACCCGAATATTTCTGCCAGAAGAGTCGTTTTGAATGTCTTTGGTAGTGCCCTTAAACCTGCCGTTGATGCTTACCTGGTCTACAGTGCCGGCAAGATAAACTCCGAATGCTGGAGTAAACATTCCTGACTCTTCAACAC